CGGTATTGTCGCCGAGCTGGCGCGCCTGCTTGCGTAGTGCAGCCATTTCGGCGGAGTCTTTTGCCACACCGAGCACAGCCTGCAATTCTGAGTTTTTCTGCGCAAACTCATAACCGGGCATCAGCAACTTAACTCCGGCCATCGTTCCCGCAGCAGCAATCCCCACACCGGCAGCGCCCACTGAGGCCATATTTCCGGCCAGTTCCTTTCCGGCCTGATAACGCTGTTTGACTGCGTTAAGTTTTGCCTGTTGCGCACTGACACGCGCCAGCGCGTCACGCTGCCGGTTAAGCTGCGCGGTGGTTTCACTGATACGGTTTTTCAGCCCCTGCTCATCATGTGCAAGATTGCGGGTATTAATTCCCACAGCAGCCAGTTCCCGCTGCTGGCGTTTAACGGAATCCGTCAGGCGGTTATATTTCGCCTGTAAGTCCTCCGCCGCTCGCTTTGCGGATTCCAGCACTTTCGCCTGAGCACGGGTCGGACGTTCGGTATTTTTAAACTGTGTGGCAAGGGCTTCGGCTTCCAGCCGTGCCTTCTCAAGTGCATGACCAGTCACGGCAAGCTGTGCGCTGGTCTTGCGAAATCCCTCAATACGGGATGCGTGACCGTTCAGCTCGCGCAGTGATTTTTGTGTGTCCCGGATATCCCCCGACAGCGACTTGCTCGCTGTACGGATGGATTTAAACGGGCGGGATGCCTGGTCAACAGCCCTGAGCAATACCTGTAATTTTACATTGTTACTCATTCGTGTTTCCGCTTCGCCGGAGCGCCTTTTCGCGCCATGTGATGAGTTCGGTCAGGCTCATGGGATACAGTTCTGATGGCGGCCAGTGAAATATCACTGCCACATCCGCCATCAGGTCATCGACCGACAGATTTTTCGGAAACGTCACTGCACCGAGTTCGGCGACAAAAAACCGACCACCTTACCGGCCAGCGCCACAAGGTCAGGCAGTTCCAGCGCGGCGACTTCCTGCTCGGTCAGCATCGGTGCCGTCATGCGCGGCAGCACCTTAATCAGTGCATCGACTTCGGAGTTTGCAACCGCAGCCAGACTGACACCGCGCAGCGTCCCGGCATTGGGTTTCATCAGCGTGACCTGTTCGATAACCTGCTCACCACGTTTGACCGGATTTTCCAGGGTAATGACATTTTCTTTGTTCATGGTTTTCTCACTTCTGAATCAGGGTTAACCGGTCAGCCTGGCTGACCGTATGAAAATCACAGGCCGATATTTCGGCGGTGTTGCTCCAGCCGGTCGACGCCGTTCACCTTCTCAATCATGTTGATGGTGTCGATTTCGACCAGCTCCTTACCGTCCATCGTCAGCCGGAAATAAGTACAAATCACCGGGAGTTTCGATTCGGTATCCTCTCCCTGTTTACCCTCTCCGGTGTCGACTTCTTTCTGACGCCCACGCATGACCACTTCGACGGCCACCGTTTCGCCGGTATCGTCGCGCTGGTAAGAACCAGCAAAACGAATCGGTACGGCATCAGCACTGGTTGCAGCGTAAAGCTCCCAGATAACCGAATCCGGGAAACCCCCGAGCGACCACTCCATTGACAGCGCATCGTCATCAAGGCCGAGGTCTACCGGTGCGCTGCCGTTCATCCCCGCACCGCGATAATTTTCGAGCTTACGGGTCAGTTTTGGCAGCGTGACGGACGTTGCAACGCCCTGATAGCTGTAGCCGTTCAGAAAGACATTCATGTATTTGAGTTTGCGCGGCATTGCCATCGGTCAGGCTCCTTAATTGCTGTTAACCGAGGTGACCAGATTTGCCAGGTATTTATCGGTAATACGCTGGCGCAGGGTCAGGTTTTCGAGAGGAGGCACCGGGGTATAGTCGTAGTCGATATACAGTTTTCCGGCCTTGAGGGTTTCCGCATCGTTGGATTCTTCGCTGAACCAGCAGGTCGCATCCACGATATAGCCGTTTGTTTTCAGCTCTCGGAATTTGGCATTGATGCCGTCAACGATGTCGCGAATCAGCGTTGCGGTGATGGGCTTGTCCACCGCCCACATGTGCGCCTCAGCCATCGTGTCGGCCAGCACCTGCGCGGTGCGGGTGTAGTTTTCAAAGAGGAACAGCGGGTCATCAGAGCAGGTACGGTTACCCCAGAAGCGGAAACCGTCACGGCGAATCAGCGTTGTGACGCCTGACTCGTTAAGCAGGTCAGCATCGGTGCCGGACTCCTGCAAATCCCAGAATACGGACGCGCTGATGCCGGTAACACCGTTTACCCCGACGTTGGACAGCGTTTTATGCCAGCCCTGCTCCTGGTCGATTTTAGCGCGCAGACCCAGCGCACGGGCGGTGACATACGCGGTGGCGGTGGTACTGGTGACCGTATCCCATGCGAGGAAATCCGGCCAGATGACCATCAGCTCACGCTGGCTGAAATTCTGGCGGTAGGCTTTCACCTCGGAAATGGTCTTACAGCCCCATGCGCTGATATATCCGAAAGCGCGCAGCTTCTGACAGACGGATGCCAGTGCAACAGCCACCTCTTTGGTATCCAGTCCCGGCACACCGAGAATACGCGGTTTAACACCGGTTACCGACTCCGCCGCCAGCAGGGCTTTTAGTCCGGTGTACTGACCGTTTTCGTCGGTGGTGCCGATGATATTGGAAACGGTCTGCGCGAGTTTCGTTTCCTCGTCATCACCGGTGCCGTCTTCCACGCGCACGACAACGGTGACCGGTTTTGACTGGTCAGCGATGGCCTGCAACGATGCCGCCAGCGTGCCTTTTTTACCGGCCTTTGCAATTGCGCTCTGGGCATTGGTAATCAGCACAGGTTTATTGAGGGGGAAGGTTTCCGCATCCGCATCGCTGGCCGTGCAGACCATGCCGACAATGGCAGTGGATACGGTGGAAATGACGCGGGTGCCGTCGTTAATCTCCAGCACCTGCACGCCATGATGATAGTCACTCATCCGTTTAACTCCGTGGTTAATGGGTGCAACTATTTTCTGTTGGGCAGTGCATGAGACGCTATTTGACCTGACTGGTCAGTGGATGAAACAACAGATAAAGAAAAGGCGGGCAATCAGATTGCCTGCCTTGATTTGTACTCACTCATTTTCCGACTGACAGTTTACATAGCCAAAACGCTATCAAATCTGACAGCCTGCTTGAGCGAGGAGCAGGCCTTGCAACTTCGTAGGCGCACTTTTAATATTTTTATGGGCAGTTAAAAAACTTGTGGTATAAAGGCTCACCTACTGAACGTACTGTTGAATGAAGCGGGGTCTACAAGAATGAAAAAAATACGAACAGAACCGCCAACCGTTTCGGTGAATAAATTAGTTTACGCTTATCCTGCACACTATTAATTTTAGAATCAAAAAAGACCAACTAAAATACAAAATAATTTTTACAGTGATTAGTTAATCATGAAAATATAAAGATAATCAAAACCACCACTTAAATTAACTGACACCCAAGCCTTGCAATGAAGATACCCCCCCGCAGCAGCGAGGTAATATCTTTTGTATCTATGTCGCAAAATATCACTCTTTTACTTGCTTAGAGCCCTCATAAGAGATACTTTATCAATCTTTATTCACGAACATCTAAATGGCAAATCATGATAAACAATATAGTTCTAAATAAAGTTGCAAGTTATAAGTCAAAATCAGAGTTAAATACTGATAAAAAAGTAAATATTATTTATGGTTTAAATGGAACAGGTAAAAGCACCTTCTCCAATTATTTCTATGACATAGATAATAAAAAATATGAGAATTGTTCCCACTCAGGTGAGTATGATGAAATCCTTGTCTACAATCAGAAATTCATTCAGGATAACTTTTATGCAAAGGATTCTTTAAATGGAATATTTAGCTTGTCCAAGGAAAATAAAGAAGCAAAAGAAAAGGTTGAGAGCCTCACATTAGAAATAATAAAACTATCTGATGAAAAACGTGAAATTGAAAAAGAAATAACAGCACAAAACACCTCTGTTTCTGATGCAAAAAACAAAGCTCAAAATAAAACATGGGAAATAAAAACCAACTATTCAGGTGGTGACAGGGTCCTTGAATTTTGTTTATTAGGAAAAATGGGAAGTAAAGAATCATTATTCAACCATCTTTGCTCCATTCCTTTACCTAATTCTAAGCCATCAAAAAACATCTCTGACTTAAAAGAAGAAGCAAGTGCGATTGATGGCGAAACAGCAATAAAATACAGCATGCTAGAGGAGATTCACACCATCGTATTATCACTCGATGAAGTGGAATTACTTCAGAATATAATTGTGGGAAGTACAGATAGTCCCGTTTCATATCTTATAAGTAAGCTTCAGAACTCTGATTGGGTAAATGAAGGACTAAAATACTTAGAACAAACAGGAGATTCTCAGTGTCCATTTTGTCAATCTCAAATTATAACTGAAAACTTGGTTCAGCATATTCGCAACTATTTCGATGAAACGTATCAAGATAGTGTAAAAAAAATAAAATCCATTCAGACCAAATATAACTCATTGATTGACAGTATTCCTTCACTGGATACTTATAAAGAATGCAAACTATCTTCAAATTATATAGTTCAATTAAGCGACTGTTACGCCCTGTTAAGAAAAGATACAGAGAGCAACTTGGAACTAATAAAGCAGAAGGTAACAAACCCCAGTACCCCAGTAACGCTGAATGATATATCCAACTCTGTTGATAACTTCAATTCATTAGTGAAATTAGTGAACAATGAAATAACCACACATAACTCAAAAATAGACAATGCAAAACACGAGCTAGAAAAAATAAAAATTTCTTTCTGGCAGTTCTTAAGGTATGAGTATGATCAAACAATTTTAAATTTCAACGAAATAAAAGAAAGTGCAAACATTATAATAATCAGAAAAAACACCGCCAAAGATGAAAAAGAAGCAAAAATAAAGACTAAAGATGCAGAACGGATTGAATATCAGAAATCAACAGTAAATATAGATGATGCCGTATTCAACATAAACCAAGGTTTAAATGACATCGGAATCACAGATTTTCACATCGCAAAATATGAGGATACTCTTTATCGCATAGTACGTAATGACTCTAATTCTAAAGTATTCTCATCATTAAGTGAAGGCGAAAAAATGATTATCAGCCTTTTGTATTTTAGAGAACTATTCAGAGGTAAAAGAGTCGCCACCGAGGGTAAAACCAAAAAAATAGCTATAATCGATGATCCTGTATCAAGCTTATCACATATTTTTGTCTACAATATAGGCCAACTAATAAAAAATGATTTCTTTAACTCTAATGAAATAGAGCAGATATTTGTTTTATCTCACAGCTTATATTTTTTCTATGAACTCGCTGATGCAAACCATGAAAGAAGAAAAGAAAATCAAAATTTATTTAGGCTTTCTAAAAACTCCAACGGCAGTTCAATTATCTTAATGAAATACGATGAAATACAAAATGACTACCAGTCTTATTGGTCAGTAATCAATGATGACAAACAGCCTCCTGCCTTAATTGCTAACTGCATGAGAAATATAATTGAATACTTTTTCAATTTTGTACAAAAAGCAGATTTAAGCAATGTCACTCAAAAACCAGAGTTAAAAAAACCACGATTTCAATCCTTTATTCGTTACATAAACAGAGAGTCACACTCATTAGGACAGAACATTTTTGACTTCAAGGAATTTAACTATAATGATTTCAAAGAGGGGCTTAGATTAGTGTTTGAGCACACAGGTTATTCTGCACATTATAAAAAAATGGCAAAAATAAAGAACTAAAAAACCGCAGTATATGGTTCAATGACTGAATTAATTATTCATCACAGCCTATCAGGGATTTTATTATTGATAGGCTATTTATCTTATATATCACCATGTTCGCATATCTGCTATTGCTTGCCCCTCCCGCTATCTAGCATGATCTTGACAGCTTCCGCTCGTGGCACAGAGCGGACTGTCAGATTAGGCTTTACTCTGTGCCATAAATATGTAAGCTCACACCAGAGCTCATACAACTTATTGCGGCATTTCCGGCCATTCAGGATTTGCAGGATCCACACGACTGACCAGAACGCTGTAGCGTTCCCATGCTTCCAGTCGGCTGCGCTCCTCATCTGTTGCCATGTTCAGTCTGACCGCGCGCTCCAGCGGCAAAATCACGGATTCAGCATCTGCAAGAAGTCTGGCTTTCCGAATTTCTGCCTGCTGCTGTAATTCCTCTGCCGTATAAATGCGTTTAATCACTTTGCCGTCCTTAAACATCCAGTTCCCTGAAATGTCCGCCCGTCGGTTAGCAGTAATATCCGCCACTTCAACAACACTTAATCCATCCGGTCTGATAGCTGTCACATCCTTTTCCACATAGTGGATGATATTATCTTTGTCGTACGCTATTTTTATCGTGTCATCAGCAAAATACTTTTGTTCTTCGTACCAGTTCTTACCATCTTCTGAAAAAAACCAGACAACATCAAAGTCCTTTGTCAATTGATATTGTTCAACCGTTTTTGGATTACCCGCCGTAATATTTTTTAAATGCTGCATAAATTATACCTGCGCCACGTTATACCATGTCCCGTTAATGTATTTCTGCACCGGTCTGTAATATACGCCACCAATGTTATCGGCAGAGTTTGAGCCGGTATCCTGAACAATAATGCCGGTATATACGCAACCTGACGGAGCCTGATGCGTCCATGTAGTACCATTATTTGCTGGTTTATATGTAGATGCACCGCCCAACCGCATGTCTCTCACATAACGTGAATCTGACTCAGCTTTGGTGTATGCACCAACATCTCCCGCTGAGGGTTTATGAGCAGTTGTATATAGTTGCGCCCATCCAGACCAGTTAGCATCTGTGGTATCTCGTCGGGAGCGAATATATGCCGGAGCATGAGCACCGCTGGTTCCACTCCAGCCAATAAGTAACTCACCCTCTCCTACAGCGGTTACGCCAGTGAGATGAAGCACATTACCATAGGCTGTTGGGTAGCCATTGTTGTATGCCTCATACATCTGAATACCTGGTGTCCCCTTTACGCTCCCACCTAATGCAGTAACACGGTTTCTGGATACCAGTGTATTAATATTTATATCGGCAGAGCCATCAAATCTGACACCATTAATATTTCTTGCGTTCGCTAACTTCGTTGCTGTTGCAGCATTTCCTGAAAGGCTGGAAATAAATGGATGTGAACAGTAATAACCACGTCCATTTTTAAAATCCAGAATAGCCTGTACGTTCGTGCTTTCTGTAGCGGGATTAGTTGCCCCCCACTTATATGTCGTCTGACCGACGACATAATCCTCTGTCGGAACAATAACCGTTAGCCCTTCCTCTGCAAGAATTTGTACTGGGAAAGCTCTGGCTTCAACATAAAAAACACTACATACATCATCATCTTTCAGGCTTGTAACAATGGAATGGATTGAACGCTCATTAGTCTGATACGTCCAGAAATAACCTGCCGCATATGAACCACGATCGGTCCAGCCTCCGGGCATAACCATGCCATTAAACTCGCAGTTATTCATTACATAATCGCCGTTATAACAACCAGTTGAAATAACGACGCGGGATGCCATTTCTCCTGAAAGGCTGGCAGCACGGCGAAAGATAACGGGATACCACTTCCCGGCAACGACATTTGCAGGGGCTGCAAACGAATACTTTCGCATTCCCTTTTTCTTATCCACTTCACCTTTGCTGTAAACATTAATGTTACTCAGGAAGCGTCCTTTATCAGGAATATCCGCACCGTTCTGATCTTTCTGAAGACGTTTTTCAGCATTGTCATAGGCAGACTTCACCGCTTTTGATGTTGCGGCCAGCGTTTCAGAATCACTGTTGGTGGCGCTACTGAGCTGGACAAGACCTTTTCGCGCTGTAGTGGCATCCTGTGCAGTGTATTTCCCGTTAGCAAGGTCATACGCGGCCTTTACCGCCTTTGGCGTTGCCGCAAGCGTTTCAGAATCGCTGTTGGTGACGCTACTGAGCTGGACAAGACCTTTTCGCGCTGTGGTGGCGTCCTGTGCAGTGTATTTCCCGTTAGCAAGGTCATACGCTGCCTTAACCGCTTTTGGTGTTGCGGCGAGCGTTTCAGACGTGCTGTTGGTGGCACTACTGAGCTGGACAAGACCTTTTCGCGCTGTGGTGGCATCCTGCGCAGTATATTTCCCGTTAGCAAGGTCATAGGCGGTCTTTACTGCTTTCGGCGTTGCGGCCAGTGTTTCAGACGTGCTGTTGGTCGCGCTGCTTAGCTGAGTAAAACCTTTTGCGGTCAGCGAGGCGTCCGGGTGACGTCGTGACTGTTCGTGCTCTGCAATTTTGTCATCAACGTAATCCTGCGTTGCCATCACCGTTGTGGTGTCAATGGTCAGCGCCACTGAGGCCACACTGCTGACGATGATGACCATGCGGCAGGTCTGCGAACGCCCTGAGCCTTCGGCAAGGGCAGGCTTATAACTTTCGGCCATGTTCGCCACGGCAATTAACGTTCCCGCATCATCGTACAGGCCAAGCTCACGCATCCAGAAACCGCCCACCTCCGGCGGAATAACCAGCTCTGCGATAATATAATTACTGTTTCGTTTGTCCTGGCTGATTTTGTTCAGCGCATGTCGCCAGACTTCGTGGATAAGCCCGGTCTGTCCGGCATCCGGGACAGGCAATTTACCACCGCCATCCCCGACGGCCATCGTGGTAATGTTGACCTTCCGCCCTCCCGGCGCGGTTGCCGCTGCCAGCTTTGCTGCACCGGCAGTGGTGATAACGGTTCTGAATTTTGTGCTCATTATTCCTCACTTATCCGGGGTAAACCGTAATTACATCGCCGTCGTAAGCCACACAACCGGCGAACAGGTAGCCGGGAATGTCCCGGGTAATGTTCAGGCCAATAAGGTGGCGACTTGCAGGTTTGGCATCAGCAATCAGCCGTTCCATTTCCTGATACATTGCCTCTGTGATGCCGCTTTCCAGTACACCAATATCGAGCCGGAAGGTGCCGGGCGGGTCACTGTTTTCCCACCACTCCGTCACGTTGATGAGATAGCCGAGCGGCTCCACCACACGCCGGATTGCGCCGATAGTGCCTTTATGACAGTGGATGAAATAGGCATCGCGGATAACGGCGCGTTTTGTCGCTTCCGGCCACTTTTCATCCCATCTGTCGACCGAAAACGCCCACGCCAGCCACGGCAGCAAATTTGCCGGGCAGGTGTCCGGGTTCCACAGCTCACGAATCCTGACCGGCGTTTTTTCAATTTCCGCACAGGCTTTTGCGGCGGCGACTTCAAGCGGTGATGAGCCGGTCGGCAGCAGTCGCGAATCACTCATCCGAGCCTCCGGTCACGACGCTGTATTCGGTACAGAAAGACGCCTGCGTGCTGTTAAGCACGATATCGGCCAGCGGTGCAGCCAGTTCGACACGCTGCACGCCTTCCACATGCAAAGCGGCATAAATGGCAGACAGTCGGATATCGCGCCCCAGCCGGTGCTGTGCCGTGATATACGCTTCCAGTTTTTTCACGGCGGCAGCGCGTATGGGTTCGCTTTCGGGACCAGGGTAAAGGTAAAGCGTGGCGTTTATCTGGTATTCAACGATGGCGGCAGACTGCACGGTCACGCGGTCGGCCACCGGCCTGACGTCCTCGCCATTAAGGGCGTTACGCACCACCGCCAGCAGGTCTTCGGATGCGACACCGTTATTTTCACGTGACAGCACAGAGATAGTGACGCAGGCCGGAGACGGACTGGTGACAGAGATATCCGCGACACGCCCGTCGGCACTGCGGCCATGATACTGATAGGCACCCACCGACCCGGCGACGCTTAAACCTTCAAACGCCTGCTGAATACGCAGCCGATAATCGGTGTCAGATTCCATCACTGCCGGTGTCGGCGGGATGGTCGAATCATCTGCCGGGGTGATAATCAGGCGTGTGGTGTTGTAATTGGCACCAATCACATCAAGGTCATTACCGGCGGCACAGGCCAGCATTACCGCCCGTGCGGCCTCATTCACACGCTGACGCCAGATAAGCTCACGATAAGCATTTTCCTCCAGCAGTTTGACGAGAGGCTCGGATTCCAGCGTCAGGGTACGGGCAACCGCCTCCTGCTGGTCTTCCGGGTAAAGGGAAATCAGTGTCGCCTTGCGTTCGGCAAGAATGGTTTCAAAGTCCAGCTCCTCGACCACATCCGGTGCGGGTAGCTGGTTCAGGTCGATAATCGGCATGGTTTCAACTCACAGGGATGGTTAACGAAAGTTGCTGGCCGGTGTCGTTGTGCTGGCCGGTTAACGTAACTGTCATTCGCCCGTCAAAACTGCGCTCAGTGGTGACGGATGACAGGGTGACGCGGGGTTCCCATTTCAGCACCGCCATGTAACAGGCGACCTTAATCTGTAACTCAAGCGCCGGGGTCTGCGGCTGGTCAATCATTGACGCCAGCAATGAGCCGTAATCACGACGCATCACCCGTGAGCCGACCGGCGTGCGCAGGATATCGCCGATACTCTGGCTGATATGCTCAAGGTCAGTGACAGTCAGGCCATCACTGCGATTCATTCCAAGATAACGCGCTGTCATAGAGGACTCCCGGTTGTGCCGCCGCTGTCGCCGGGGTGTTTATGGGTATGCAGTACCTTACCGTTTGATGAGAGTTCACCGCCGGTATGTTTAATGTTGCCGCGCATCGTCCCGCCCTTCTGCACTTCCAGCGCGCCGGTAATCAGTCTGTTGGTGCAGACCACCTCCGGGGTGTCCAGGGTGATGCGGGTTGACGCTTTCACCATGACCACCGGCACCGTGGCAGTAACAGAATCAGAAGCCGTCACGCTGGCCGTTTTAATTCCGCTTACCGTGAGTGCACTGGTTTCGGGTTCATACTCAATCACCGCCCCGTCAGGGAAACGGATATGCAGGGCATCCGCCGACGCAGACGGCGCGGGGTTATCACCGGAATAAATCCCCGGCAGAACGAACGCTGTGTCGAGTTCACCGCCCACGGCCAGAATCAGCACCTGTTCCCCCTCGGAAGGTGCCCACCACGTGCGCGAACGTCCGGCGCGATGGGTCAGCCACTGAAGCCAGTCGGTGCACATGCCGCCGGTCTGCACACGGCAGCGACCGGCGTTAAGGTCGGTTTCGACGATAATGCCGGTGCGTATCATGTTGCGCAGTGCGCGCGCGAGTTCCTGAATATTTGCGAGAGTGTTCATAACGGGAAGGATGCCGCCGGGTCATACCGGCGGCAATGTGACGATGAGGTGTCGGGAATGGCACAACTAACGGTCGAGGTGAGCCAGGATAATCTCTTCAATCATCTGCACATCCTCACCGGTAAAGCCGAGCAGAGGACGCGCCGGATAATCAATTTTCTTACCGTCTTTCCGGGTTTCTTCCGACAGACCGAACTGATGCACACTGGCGATTTTCGGTGACTTCCCGCCGTAAAATTCCATTGATGCCTGTTCCGGGCTGGCGCGGATATGCAAAAAACGACTGGTGATAAGTTTCGCAAACATTTTTCGCTTAACGCGACCGGTCTTTTTTCTGGCTCTCTGCTGCTGGCGTGGCGCGAAGGGTGTGCCGTCCGGGGCTTTCTGTGCCATCACCCGACGCTGCTGACTCTGACGCAGACGTTTCGCCAGTTCGGCACTCAGTCGCCGACGCCCTGACGGTGACAGCGATTCAATAAGTCCGGCCAGCCGGTCTTCAAAACGCTTAAACTCATTCATCCCACTTGCTCACCAGTTCGCCATTGATATAAAGCTCCATCGGGCGGGTGACCGGCTCCGGCGGCGGGGGTTCCGGGATATTCTTCACATGCAGCGCGCCGTCCACCTCACTGACCAGCGTGCGCTCGGTCAGCATCAGGCTGATGCTGATATCAAAGCTGCTGTCATTGTTGATGTCTGCATAAAACGTGAAGCCCTTTTTCTGGCCTGCGTCGGTGGTCATGATGTCGGGCTGATTCTCCCGCAGCCACGCCAGCACCGGCACAATGAGCAGGTCAAAATCACCGGTAAAGTCGGTCACAATCACATTGAGCGTGTAACGCTTTTCGAATGACAGCGACGTCGCCAGTGTGGAGGCAATACTCCCGTTATCCACGAATATCCGCAGCATCTCGGGGCTGGTTTTCAGCACCGTGACGGCATCAGTCAGCGCCCTGCGCAGGCTGTCGGGTTTGAGCATCGTTTTCGTCCTGACAGTGTTTAATCATTTTTACCTGGCTGGCACAGCGCGCCAGCGCGTTCTCAAGCTGCCGGATATCGGCACTTAAATCGCCGTTCGTCTGCGGGTCACTGCCCGGCATCGGGCAAAGGCTCACTTTCGGGCAGGCGTTGTGGACAATCACTGGCGTCGGTGCAGGCGGGGCGCTGGTGCAACCGGCGCACAGCATCAGGCAGATCATCGCCGTACCAGCGGCGAAAATCTTCGTTTTCATTGAGTAACCTCGTGATGGTTTTCTCGCGCTGTGCTTCACGCTTCGCGGCGTTCTCCAGTTCCTGACGCAGTGCCACCTGCGCCAGCTCGTTTTTGTCTGCCCTGGTGATGGCAACATGAAGCTGATTTTTCAGCATGGTGATGGTCGTCTGCTGTTCACTGGCGACGTTATTCGCCCTGTCCAGCGAGGCGCGCAGGCTGGCATTTTTGTGTTTCACCAGAAACAGACCGGCCACCGCCAGCGATAACAACACGACCAGCACAATCATCAGCTTTGACATAATTCCCGCCCCTCAAGACGCTGACGACAGGCTTTACGTATCAGCCGGAAAAACAGCGACGCCACAAGATAAATCAGCGCGGTAAAAATCCATCCGGCGGCGACCAGCGAGATAAATGTCGCCACCATCGCCACCAGAGCCACTGCCCGTCTGCACCACGGCACCGGCTGCAAAAACAGTGACGTGACAATCTTCACGGCCAGCGATTCCGGTGGCAGCTCCCGCCCGTAGCGTTCCAGCACATACTCAGTGGCATACACGCCGACACCACCGGCAACCACACAGATAACCGTCGCCAGAATCGCCCAGGCGGCGACAAAATTGACGGCCACGCTCTGCGGGTAAATCAGGGACAGTGCCAGCATCAGCGCCAGCGACACATTCAGCATCAGTGAAAGGGATAATTTCTTCATGGTGTTTACTCCGTTTAAGCAGGTACACCGCCGGCGGTACGCCAGACGGTGACCAGTTTTTCCAGTGAATGCTCACGCTGACCGTAACCGGCACCCGGCAGGGACGCCCAGATATTGCGACAGCGTGAAATGGCGCGCTCAATGCGTCCCGCCCGGATGTCATCCAGTGCACCGCGTTCGCGGATCAACTGAATGGCGAGCCTGTCCTGTGACAACGGACTGAAATCCGGCAGGGCAAGCTGTTTGCGGTAGTGCGGCCAGAACAGGTAAAGCTGCTGATAGCGACCGGAGGCCGTGGATTTTTCACCGCGACGGTTAAACACCTTCGCCGGTCGGCCATGCGCGAACGGGTGGTCACTGTAGTCAGTGAAAATTTCCGGCTTCCCGTCCAGTCCGGTGACTATCACGTCATAGCCCCGGTTTTTCGTCAGCGGATGATTCGCCGTCCCTTCGGACACGGCCAGCATGTCGAGAAAGGCGGCGATATTCTGATGCGTGTTAATTACCGGCATTACGGTTTCCCCCTGCCCTTAAAGCGGCGCTGAATGGCAATCTCAATCACCTGATAACCGGCGATACCCAGCATGGAGCCGATACCGCACACCGCAGGCAGTGACAGGTCAGGAAACTGCACCAGAACAACACCGGCAACCATCGAGACAAAACCACCGAGCAACATGCGCCCGATAAACAGACGCGGGGTGATGGGTTCACCACCGGCAAGCACCTTGCCGACAACAATCAGCACCCCAATCATGAAAAGCGACAGGACGCTTTTTTCTTCTGCTGTCATGCGTTACTCCCACAGATTGACAGTTTCAGCCACGGGCGCGGTCTGAACGTCGGGCAGTTCGACGGCGGTGCCGTGTGGCAGCACCGCACTCTGTTCAGCCAGTCCCGGATTTGCGGCGAGCACGGTCTCAACCACGCCCTCAGTGCGCCCGTAATACCGGACACAGATGGCGTCGAGCGTGTCGCCCTGTAGCGCAAAGGTCTTCATCAGATTTGACTCACGATGCAGCGCGGCTTGTCCTGGATACGCGCCACCGCCCAGCGCATATCCCGCCACAGTTCATCAATGGTGCTGTCAATGCTGTCAGCCTTCTTGTCGCCTTTCGCACTGGCATCCACGCCGCGATAACGCTCATAAAGCGACGCGGTCGCCATCGCACACACGGCGCGCTCGTAGTAAAAAACTTTGATGCTTTCACCGTCGATATCGTCCGCCGGGACGTCCGCCAGACGCGTAAAACCGGCGGCAATTTTCTGTTCGCGGTACTCGTACAGCTCCGCATTCGTCTCCGCCATGCCTGACTTGATGGCCTCACGCAGACGAGCGGGGGCGACGGTCTGCTCAAGGCGCATACGTTCCCGGACGCGCTTCGGGTCGATATCGGGGAAAAAGAACGTGTTTTTAATCACCGGCTCGTCGCCTGCCGGTTGCGGGATGACCACCGTACCCTCACCGGACACGGGAGCCTCCTTTCGCGGAATAATCAGCGTCATCATGACTACCTCTGAAAAGTCGGGCGGTGGACGCTGGTGCAGTGTCAGGTGATTCACCCTCACTGACCGGCGTGCCGCCCTGGCGCGGGGCGCATTCGGTTGTTAACTGGCTTTCTTTTTCGGGCGTCCACGTTTTGCCGGTGCCACGCTCCGGGTCTTACGCGGGGCGCGCGTGGCCGCTTTTGGCTGCGGCTCCGGCTTCGGTTTCAGTTCCCGCTCCAGTCGTTCAATCTCTTTTTTGACGCCTGCCTGACAGTCGAGCTGTGTCGCACGTTGCAGGTGCGCCAGCGCACCGGCGGCATCACCACCGTCACGCAGAAACAGACCGGTAATTTTGTGCAGCTTTGCGCGCACTTCATCAGGCATGTCAGCCGTGGCGGTCAGTTCAAGGGTCTCCATCAGCAGGCGGGTATCCACAGACTCACCGGCAGCGTGAGCGCGCATGGCCGCAAGCGCTACCTCCTCGGTGAACATGTACGGCGGGGTACGGCGGTGTTTACCCGGCATGGTCAGACCGTACTTCAAGGCATAACGGGCAATCTCCAGCGCACCGGCAATATCGCCGGTATCCAGACGCCACAGCATGACCGTCATCAGAATGTCATCCTGTGCACCTTTGCCCTGCTCCAGCACGCCGTTCACCCACGGCAACCAGAACGGCAGCAGTTCGCGTTTTTTCGCGGCCTTCAGCTCTTTTGAATAAATCGCTTTCAGTGTGCGCTGGTCTGCGGCGAGCTTAACCAGCATCTGCTCATAGACAGTTGCATGTCGCAGCGGGGCGGCTTCCCGCTGCGCGGTCATCGCTGCCGAGACCCGCATCATGTGGCGCTGTGCGGGACTCGTCATCGGTTACGCTCCCGGCTCTGCGGTCGCTTTAGCCAGTGTGGAGAAATCACCGACCTTAATTTTTTCCACCAGACAACCGGCGGCGTAGTCTTCCACCACGTAATCAATGTTCATTGACTCGTAGTTCTCCACGCGGTCGAGTTTCGGGTTTTCCTCAATCACGCGGCGATGGCTGTCATCCATGTAGTAGATGGACAGGTTTTCCAGCTTCGTGATGAGCATCGCATCCGCCGGGAAGTACGGGACGCGTACCGCTGGCAGGTTACCGATGCGTTTCTGGCTGATGATGACGTCAGCGGCCAGCATTTCGCTGTTGTCCTGCTCCTTGTTAACGATGGGGAAATACTTGTCCGCCAGTAACTGACGCCCCACAATCACCACAAGGTCAGGGTCTTCCTGATACCACGGCTCAATCAGGTTGTTGGTCGCATCCATCACCAGTGCATCAAGGCTGGCATAATCACCGCCCTTACCCACGCGGATAACCTCAGAGGTGGTGTGACCTTCCTCGTCAGTAACCTTGCCCATCACGCGCGCCGGGGCTTCATTGCGGTATTTCTGCAGCCAGCCGACCGCCACATCCTGCAGCATCTGGTTACTGCTGCGGTCAGAGGTTTCGGCACGCCTTACGCCGTTAAAACCGGCCATGATTAAATCAAGGGACTGGCGTTTGATAATGGCGTTACGGACACGGAGCTGGAAATCCTGATAACGCGCCCACAGGTCAAGCGTTTTGTAGCGGATATAAAAATCGAAGTTAATCTGGTCGCATTCGTACTTGTTTGACGCCAGCTTCGAGAAGTCCTTCGGCTGACGCTCGGTGCCACCGGCGGTGTCTGTGGTGCTGGCGATGGAGCCGGTGACACCAATACCAATTTTTTCCCCTTTCATTTCGCTGACCGGCACAATGTTGATGCGGGTCAGAAAGTCAGAGGACTCCTGCATGGTGTTCATCAGGGTCTGGGTGACCGACGGTTCAACGGTGAATTTTTTCGACACATCACCGGCGTCGATGCCGTTCAGTTCGGCAACACGGGACAGGTAGGCATTAAATTTAAAGCGGGTTTCCTGGCGCATAGTTTTTCCTGAAATTAAGGGTTAATCGTGAAGGTTTTCCCGGACTGACTGACGCCGGTCAGCAGTTCGTCATCAGGGCGTCACCGCCACCGCCGGTGGCCTTGCTGCGGCGCTGCTGGGTCAGACTTTCGGCGCTGTCGAGACTGTTTTTCAGGCGGGTGAATGCCTGACTGGTTTCATCCGCCCTGTCAGTCACCTCCTGCTTAAGTGCGGAAAAGGCGGTTTCCATCTCAGCGAGTCGCTGCTCAGTGGCGCTCAGTTTTTCCTGCACATGTTCAGCAACAGCGGTCACCGCTTCATGCACGTCATTCAGACGGGCGTCATCGCTGGCCTGTTTGCGGCCAAAAATGGATTTCACCTTTTCGGTCAGGGCGGTGAACACGGTTTCAGGTAGGTCTTCAAATTCCAGCTCAACAGGCGTTGCCACTGAAATCAGGTTTTCAGGGCTTAATTTGAAGCGGTTCAGGGGGTTGTGTTTTGCCGTGCGGCAGAATTCCAGGTATTCCGTGCCGAGGCTTGCCGGGTCATCGGTGACGGCCAGACCCACCAGATAACATTTGCCGGTGTTGGCAAAGTTCGGCTGAATTTCCATTGAGGTGTAGACCTTCTGCGCGGCCTTGTTCATCGCGATAAGGTCATCGGTCGGGGTGATTTTCGCAAACAGCGCCCATTTGCCTTTCAGCGCCGAATCATCGTCAATCTTTTCGGCCTTCAGTTCGGCCACATCGCCATAACGCTTAAAAATACCGTCAGGCAGGATGCCGCGCAGATGTTCCAGGTTAATGCGGCAACCATAGACACGCGGGTCAAAGGTTTCGGCCATTTCCTGAATATCCTGCGCACTGATGACACGCCCGTCACAGGTGTCACCCTCAACGCCGATACGAAAGAATTTTGAGACTTTTTTTGCCATTGTCAGGAGTCCTGAATAGTGATTAGAGGAGTCACATGTCGGCATCAGTTTCCCGACGATGCGCATCCTCCGCCATCAGTCCCGGATGGCTTATCACTGACACAACAGCACCTTAGCGAATCGCGGGGCGCGACTCAGTAGCCTTGCCGTGTATTCATCACGGCGAGGTATTCATGACCATCACCACAGACACCACTCTTTTACACGACCCGCGTCGTCAGGCGGCGCTGCTGTACTGGCAGGGGTTTTCCGTGCCGCAGATTGCCGCCATGTTGCAGATGAAACGCCCGACGGTGCAGAGCTGGAAACAGCGCGACGGCTGGGACAGCGTTGCCCCCATCAGCCGTGTCGAAATGAGTCTGGAAGCGCGGCTGACCCAGCTCATCATCAAACCGCAGAAAACCGGCGGTGACTTCAAGGAAATTGACCTGCTCGGACGCCAGATTGAACGACTGGCACGGGTCAACCGTTACAGTCAGACCGGCAACGAGGCAGACCTTAATCCGAACGTCGCTAACCGCAACAAAGGCGGGCGTCGCAAACCGAAAAAGAATTTTTTCAGTGACGAGGCCATCGAAAAGCTGGAGCAGATTTTCTTTGAGCAGTCTTTCGAGTATCAGTTGCACTGGTATCGCGCCGGGCTTGAGCACCGCATCCGCGATATCCTGAAATCCCGCCAGATTGGCGCGACGTTTTATTTTTCCCGCGAGGCGCTGCTGCGCGCCCTGAAAACCGGTCATAACCAGATTTTTCTGTCGGCCAGTAAAACGCAGGCGTATGTGTTCCGCGAATACATCATCGCCTTTGCCCGGCTGGTTGACGTTGACCTGACCGGTGACCCGATTGTCCTGGGCAATAACGGCGCAAAACTGATTTTTCTCGGCACCAACTCCAACACCGCGCAGAGCCATAACGGCGACCTGTACGTCGATGAGATTTTCTGGATCCCGAATTTTCAGGTACTGCGTAAGGTGGCATCAGGTATGGCCTCACAGAGTCACCTGCGCTCGACCTATTTCTCCACCCCGTCCACGCTGGCGCACGACGCCTACCCGTTCTGGTCGGGTGAACTGTTCAACCGGGGACGCGCCAGCGCCGCCGAACGCGTGGAAATCGACGTCAGTCATAACGCCCTTGCCGGTGGGCTTCTCTGTGCAGACGGCCAGTGGCGGCAGATTGTCACCATTGAGGACGCCCTGAAAGGTGGCTGCACGCTGTTCGACATTGAACAGCTCAAACGCGAAAACAGCGCCGACGATTTTAAAAACCTGTTCATGTGTGAATTTGTTGACGACAAGGCGTCGGTGTTCCCGTTCGAGGAGCTGCAACGCTGCATGGTCGACACGCTGGAAGAATGGGAAGACTATGCACCCTTTGCCGCCAATCCGTTCGGTTCCCGCCCGGTATGGATTGGTTACGACCCGTCACACCGTGGCGACAGCGCCGGATGCGTGGTGCTGGCACCGCCGGTGGTGGCCGGTGGCAAATTCAGAATACTTGAGCGTCACCAGTGGAAAGGCATGGACTTTGCCACTCAGGCTGAATCCATCCGCAAACTCACCGAAAAATATAACGTCGAATACATCGGTATTGATGCCACCGGCCTCGGTGTCGGCGTGTTCCAGCTCGTGCGCTCGTTCTATCCCGCCGCGCGCGATATCCGCTACACGCCGGAAATGAAAACCGCAATGGTGCTCAAGGCAAAAGACGTTATCCGCCGTGGCTGTCTGGAATATGACGTCAGCGCCACCGACATCACCAGCTCGTTTATGGCTATCCGCAAGACCATGACCAGCAGCGGACGCAGTGCCACCTATGAGGCCAGCCGCAGCGAGGAAGCCAGCCACGCCGACCTCGCCTGGGCGACCATGCACGCCCTGTTAAATGAGCCACTCACCGCCGGTATAAGCACCCCGCTGACATCCACCATTCTGGAGTTTTACTGATGAGCAAGAAAAAAGGGAAAACACCGCAACCTGCGGCAAAAAAAATGACCGCCAGCGCCCCGAAAATGGAGGCATTCACCTTTGGTGAGCCGGTGCCGGTACTCGACCGCCGTGACATTCTGGATTACGTCGAGTGCATCAGTAACGGCAGATGGTATGAGCCACCGGTCAGCTTTACCGGTCTGGCAAAAAGCCTGCGTGCTGCCGTGCATCACAGCTCACCGATTTACGTCAAACGCAATATTCTGGCCTCGACATTTATCCCGCATCCGTGGCTTTCCCAGCAGGATTTCAGCCGCTTTGTGCTGGATTTTCTGGTGTTCGGTAATGCGTTTCTGGAAAAGCGTTACAGCACCACCGGTAAGGTCATCAGACTGGAAACCTCACCGGCAAAATATACCCGCCGTGGCGTGGAGGAGGATGTTTACTGGTGGGTGCCGTCCTTCAACGAGCCGACAGCCTTCACGCCCGGCTCCGTGTTTCACCTGCTGGAGCCGGATATCAATCAGGAGCTGTACGGCCTGCCGGAATATCTGAGCGCCCTTAATTCTGCCTGGCTGAATGAGTCGGCCACGCTGTTCCGCCGCAAGTATTACGAAAACGGCGCACATGCCGGATACATCATGTACGTCACCGATGCCGTGCAGGATCGCAACGATATCGAAATGCTCCGCGAAAACATGGTGAAGTCGAAAGGCCGCAACAACTTTAAAAACCTGTTCCTCTATGCCCCACAAGGGAAAGCCGACGGCATTAAAATTATCCCGCTCAGTGAAGTGGCAACGAAGGATGATTTTTTTAATATCAAAAAAGCCAGCGCCGCTGACCTGCTGGACGCACACCGCATCCCCTTTCAGTTGATGGGTGGCAAGCCGGAGAACGTCGGGTCGCTGGGTGATATTGAGAAAGTGGCAAAGGTCTTTGTCCGCAATGAGCTTATCCCGTTACAGGACAGGATTCGGGAAATAAACGGCTGGCTCGGTCAGAATGTAATAAAATTCAGACAATACACCCTATAGTTTCTTCAATATTTATATAAGCGGGTAATTAATAACCCATATATAGAAAGGGAGCATTTGCTCCCCTAGTTCTTATAGTTTTGATGTAACAGTTTCGATCCTAGCATTATAGGATGATAATTGGATCGGTGTTCCACCTGTAGTATTTACATAATAATTACCATCATCACTTGGTTCCGCATAATTTTCCCCTAATTGAATTGTTGCTAAATCAAAACCATTATAATCACAAATCAAACCTAATCTCTTGAGATCCCATAAATAGTCATGAACATAATCATGCGCGATCCCCAAACTACTTAATGTGTCATTAATTCTAGATATAACTTCTTGTTGCGATTGTCTATGTAGTTTTTGGGGTTGGCTGTATGGAGGTTGTCCTCTTCCAGCCTGAGGCGTATTCATGTTACTTACTACCATATAAAGATTTGCAACAGATATATTCGGTGTTGTAATTATATTATTTAAACTATCAAACCAAGGGGTACCATATATTGCTCTCTGTGTATTAACCTCTTGCACCAGTCCATAATTAGGATCGTATAGAAACTCTAAGCTACGATATACTGCATACTGGCTTGCTTGAGATGAAGGAGAGTATGCCGAAATCAACCTGTCTGCAGCCAGAAGCCCCAGATGTGTTGTTACTACCGAATAATATGGATCTGTATCAATAAAAATTGTCACATCCCTGTATTCGCGCTCAAAGTCCTCCACCATTTTCCGTAGAAAAGTGCGTGGCAATAAATATGCTGAGTAATGAGCACCCGACGGAACACGCCCGCCTCTTGGTTGAGGTTGTGGCAAATTATCTAAACTATGAGTAACCCTCTCTAAGTCGAAATCTCCACAGACCATACTAATATTATCAGGCAATTTTTCTGCGTTTTCGTCTCGAAAAGAATTAGGTTCAATTAAGTATGATAATGAATCAGGCCATCCCCTCCCAGAAGGAACATCATTAACACAGGCCTCAAGATACCGGTAAATTGTCAACCTTGGATTAGAGGTCATTCTATCCAAGATCTTTTGCTCACCGTTAAAATGCCCTCCCCCCAATAACATTCTAGAGACATCACACTGAGGGCTCATATCTATTATGATTACTTTTTTATTCGTGTTTAATCTCGCGTATTTTAACGCCAATTGGAAAGATAATGTTGATTTACCTATTCCACCTTTATTTGCCCATGTAACATAGCTTGTCATCTTAACATTCCTAAATTATTGACAAAACATAAGTATCAATCAGTTCATTAACATAAATTTCTAACTTAAACTTCATCCAGACAAATGTTAACAGAATGTTTTCTACCTGCAAGAGAGTTTTTTATTCTTGACGGGCTGCGCGCAGTGCTTTCCCCGCCTCGCCCGCCCGCTTCACGGGGCGGTTTTAATGCAGTTGCATAGATACTATGGATCCGCACCAGTCCTGACCGCACGCAGCCTGAACGGACATCCCCAACGCATGCAAAAACATTCACTTGTTGCATGCATAGCTTTTTAAGTACGCCATACCGCAACTGTACATTTTTAAGCAATTGGCAACTTTAAAAAATTTACATTGCTTTCAAGACCTTATCAACCGTAGTCTCTGTTTTTTACTTTGAGCTACATCAATAAAATCTCAAACATGTTTAATGCAAAGCCCTTGTTACACAACATAGAATGTATGTCTAGAAACAACGACATACTATATGTTGTGTTTTTCCGGCTCTCTGTTCGGTGATATGCCAAATCACTTTGCGTTTAAACAGAGCATTATTTCAGGGCAAGACTTCGCTCAAAAGTCATTCCACCTAAGAAGCGCATATACCGGTGGAAGTTGCCCTCTACTTACAGGAGGCAATATGAAGAAATGCTATTACTGCATGCTCGTTCTGGCCCTCTTTGGCTATCCAAACGGTAGTCCGAGTGGTTTGTCAGTAAACGTCAGTAATATCAATGTCAGCATTATGCTTTAATATGCTTCAAACAAAAAAACCACCTGCCAGGGTGGTTTTTTTGCGCCCATCATCAATACGATGAAAGACTGACAAGACTTCGCTCAAGATGAATTATGCGTCGACATAAGGTTACCCGCAATGATTTTATTAGACTAAATGGATGGCCTTTTATGACCCGGATCAAACGGCCGTCCTTACCGACATGCTAGTCACTCAATAGCATTTAGCCTTCTAATTCAGCATGCTATTGACCTTCTGCTGCCCCATAACTGCTCCGCATAAGCCATTCAATGCCATATCAAATCACGTTGTGTTTTTACTCAAATGGGTAACGAGAACCCCGGCCACTCATCAGCAACCGGATACGTGAATTTTTTCCCGTCATAATTTACGGTTGCCCCACGCGCCAGCGCCTCAAGCTCCCATCGCTGCGGCCTGATACCGTTCTGAGCAAGGTCAACGCGGATACGGGTGATTTGCAATCGTTCCGGCCGGGTCAGTCTGGCCGATGGTGCAATTTCATGCGGTTTTAACGGGCTTCCGTTTCTTTGCTGACGATTTGGCGTTCCCAGCCCGTGTTTTAATGCGCCCCTGAGCGCCTTCACGACCTCCGGCTCATTCCATTCGATAACACCGTCATCAACCAGATTAAGCACTGCTGCGGCGTGCTCAGAAGGTGTGGGAGCCGGTAACGAAGTATCACCACCGGTGAGCTTTCCACAGTTATTGACAGGACTCCGAGGCGCGGCGATGCCGCTTTTTAAAGTCAAAGGCTCAACGACCGGCACTTTCGGAACAATGCGCCAGTCCGTCGTTCTGGTGATATGAATATGACGCGCGCCGAGATGCGGCGCGTAAATGCCGACCACTCTCTCGACTTCTTCCTCGTACTCGTTAACTTCATCCGACGGACTACGGGCGACCCTGACAGTCTGACAATCGCGCGGGACATTTGCCCCACCCTGCGCGCTGATATACAGCGCAAAATCACCACTGTCTGCGGCGGCGCGTGCAGCCTCGACGCGCTCGTCAAACTCATCAGCAATGCTGACGCCGCGAGGCAATTTGCGTAGTTCACGGTAAGCCCCCATTGTCGGCAGGCCAACCGTTTTAAATTGCGGAATGCGCCACGTTGACGCCCATGCGGTAACAGCCGCGGCAGTATCTTTCAGCGGTCTGCCGCTATCGTTATCGAGCTGCCCATCCAGTGCATAGCCGTCGATATTTTTTGAGATGTATTTCGCGATATACCCCGCAGCACCGCCCCGATTAAGATGTTTTGCCTGAAAACGGTTTCGCGCAGCTCCTCTTTCGTCGCCATCCTCTTTGAGCGCGTAGCGACGCATGATTTCGATAATCTGGTTACGCTGGCGTGGATTACAAAAAAGCATCATATGCCAGTGCGGCGTTCCGTCGTGGTGTGGCTCGACGACTCGCAAACCGTAGACCTGTAAATCATTATCCTTGAATGCCGTGCGCATCAGGCTCCAGATACGGCAGAGATAACGCTGCGCATCCTTTGGATTAAATGCCTCATCGTTCCAGCCGTGATTTAGCTGGACGGTTTTACTTTCGCCTTTTCCAACCTGACGTGTCGGGTGATACTTTGACGGCGCGGTCAGCGTGATAAACATCCCCACATCACCTTCTGCGGCGGCGTAACGCTCAATACCGGCAATGGTGTTCATCAGTTCCATCCGGCGAATTTCAGGATTAGAAATACTGCCCATCACCTTACTGATAAGGTCGATGCGCTCGCCTGTTTCCCTGTTTTCGAGATCACACGATTTAAGAAATTCCAGATTTGCCTGGCGGCGTGCACGCACATCACGAATGGCATGTTTACTGGCATAAGGAGAACGGTCTTTATTGACCTCCCCGACAGCAATCAGTAACGCCTCATGCCAGCGCATACGCTGGCCTTTAAGCTGACTAATCCACCACTCATCGTTAAACAGACGGGCAATGGCAGAATATGCCTGCCTCGTGGTCATCTGTCCTTTACGGTATTTTTTCCAGTAGAGAGGGGAAATATTGAAAGCACGTGCAGCGCCAGCAACATGACCATAGAGGTGAGCCTGCGCCTCATCCGTAAACAGCGATTCTTTTTCGCCATGCGCATCCACCCAGGCATCGCTGAGTTCCTCATACATCATGAAAAGCTGCGATGAGATACGGGCGGCAAACTTTTTCAGCTCCTTGTCATTCATTCCCGGCAGGCGCGCATAGTGGTCACGCTCAGCCAGAAACAGCATCGACGCGTCGGTGTTCATTTCATGGCGCTGATTCACACGCTCAATGCGCGGCCATAAACGACGCTGAAAAGTGGATGTGAGGAAATAAAACCCGTGCACCGGGCTTTTATTGCGCCGGATGTAGTCATAGCGTGACGTAAACAGCGAGCGCAAAAAGTAAGGCAGGCGGTTAATCGTGGATAAAACACCTTGCACCTGACGCATCTCGTCACGTGTAAGGGGTCTTTCGCGCCCGACAGCCTCGCGTGGCGCGTTCCATGCATAAGCACCGGTAAACGCCTTACCGGTGCCTGCAGCAAATGCTGACGGAGGGACAAAACGCCCGGAGGCTTTAACGGCCATATGAGCCAAAAGCCTCTGAACAACGCTTGCTGAGTTGCTCAACCTGCGCGTTTAAATCAGCAAAAGACTTTGCGCTTCCGGTCAGAATATCGTGATGCATCAGGCCGGAAACGAGCTGGCTTAATTTCGGATAATAACCAACCACCGCCAGCCATTCCTGACCGGCGTTTTTACCGCTTTCCGCTCTCTTTTTCTCGTGGAGAATAAACTGAAAGCTGTCACTGGTAACGACATAACGTTCGCCAATTTCAATACGAATACTCATGCCGTTCTCCGGTAATGTTTGTTTTTTGCTTCAAAGACTGACTGGCAGGAAACACAACGCGTGGCTGACGGATAAGCCGCACGACGGGCAGCAGGTATTGGCGCGTCACACTCTTCGCAAATCAGCGCAGAAGCACCGCAATGTTTTACCCTTGCCGCGTTAATCTGACGCTCCAGTAATTCAGCCTGTTGTTCCTGAATAAAATCTACGTTGTCCGGCATTACCAGCTCCTTTTGTCGTTAAGTTTTTTAAATTCATCAGCGCAATAGCTGGCAATTTCTGTCGTTAATTTCGTCAGTTCATCCACGGAGGAGATTTGCTTGTGAAATACAGCGCGTTTAACAAGTAAATTGACCACATCAGACAGGAGATTTAATTCGTTCTGATAAATCGCGATAACAGACTCAGTTATTTCGCGTTTTTCTTTATCAAGACCAAGTTGAATAAGAGATAAATCGCCATTTTTCATAACGGCGATTTTTAAGGCGTTATTCAGTAATACAACTGAACGAGAACAGGACATCAAAGCACCTCCCCGCGAGACAATCCGATATTGTGAAATTTTTCCGACTCCTGACTGAGCAGCTCGACTATCTCCACGCGGGATAATTCCGCCTTTGTGATGTGGCGAATCATGGCGTCAAGATGAGAAGAAAAGCGCGTCGCTGCATCGGCCTGTGCTTCGGTTCTGGCCTGTTGCAGCAGTAATGCGTATTTACCGCACTGATTTTCAGAAACTGTATGCATGACTTTCTCCAGGCAAAAGAAGCCCCGCACAATTAAGTGCGTTAAAAACTCTGGTTAATTACTTAATGCAGATATTGCTCTGGTTTTACCGATGTCAGAATTGTCGGTGCATACTCAAACAGACTGAATAATTCACGTAATGCACGGAATAAAGCATCACGCCAGTAACATGATTCTTCATTAATTCGCCAGTACGGCTGGTTGAATTCTTTTTCTGTCAGTCGTGCGTGCATAAATAAAGTACGTCGCTGGCTGACTGTTAAAAAACTAATATATGCATACTCACTTGCACCGACCTGACGGCGTTTTGAGAATGCCCCACGCAATTCATCAATTGCACAAACCAGCCGTTCACGTTCGACGTCGTTCATTTCTTCAAAACGCATCGTTGCGTGACGCTGTTTTAACTGTGCATGAAAGCAAACCGTTAGCCGTTCGCGCTCCATCATCTGATTAAAATAATCACATGTATCCTGCCAGCGAGGGACGGCAAGATGCTTGCCAATTATCCGGCGCATAGCTGCTGGCTGTTTTTCAACGAGATTGAGCGTCATCACTGTCATTTCCATACCCTCCGGCTTTTCAGAAAGGTCAGAGCCTTTTTTAACGGACTCTGTTTTTTGGTGCGGATAATGATTCCCTTACGCCCCTTACCGTGGGTGATGGTGAAGTCAATCGCCCTGGGGCTTTCGTTACGCAGTAACTGAGCAATACAACGAGGCTCATTCATACGGTTCTCCTTAACGTGGTTCACCGAGACCTAACCACATCAACCAGCCGTCACGAATCTCTTTAGGGCGGCTTTCATAAGCCAGTTTTAGTCCGTTATTCCATGCCGGAAGGTATACCCAATATTCACCTGCACGACCTGAAGCTGACTGAGGGTCAGTAATCTCAATAACTGGTAATTTCCCTTTCTCAATCATGCCCCTTACAGCTCTTGGAGTTTTACCAATGAGTTTTGCAAACTCCTGATAAGGCACGGCATCAGTCACGCTTACAAGCTGTCTATTCATCTGCTACGATTCTCCCTTAGTGCTTCTAATGGCTCCTAATGGCTAATTATTGCCTAAAAGGATAACTCCAGAAGCACAACATTTCACACTATCAGCAATAAATTACGCAATCGGAGTAATTATGTCAATAGACGTTTCGGAGAAGTTGAAGCTAATCCGTGAATCTGAAAGGTTAAACCGTAAAGAATTCAGTGAATTAACTGGTGTAGCCTACAGCTCACTTTCGAGCTATGAGAGCCGGTCAAAAAACGCTGGAGTTGAAGCCATAATGAAGGTCTTACAACATCCCAGATTTACTAAATATACTTTGTGGTTCATGACTGATCAGGTAGCTCCAGAAGCCGGGCAAATTGCGCCCGCTCTCGCACACTTTGGGCAAAACGAAACAACGTCGCCCCACTCCGGTCAAAAGACTGGTTAACAATTTATCGTGAATATATTCATCACAAGTGCCTACTATTGGTGGCTAAATTTCAGCCACCACGAAAAAAGCGATTAGTAGTAGCAAAAAAAAGTACCACTTGGAGGGTTTTCTGATGGCAATCAAAAAACTCGATGATGGTCGATATGAAGTGGACATCCGCCCTACTGGACGTAACGGAAAACGCATCCGTAGGAAGTTTGATAAGAAAAGCGAAGCTGTCGCTTTCGAAAAATACACGTTGTACAACCACCACAATAAAGAATGGCTATCAAAACCAACAGACAAACGACGTCTGTCGGAACTGACACAGATCTGGTGGGATTTAAAGGGTAAACACGAAGAGCATGGGAAATCTAATCTTGGAAAAATTGAAATCTTCACAAAAATAACGAATGACCCATGCGCATTTCAAATCACGAAATCCCTTATCAGCCAGTACTGCGCCACCCGAAGAAGTCAGGGTATTAAACCTTCGAGTATCAATCGTGATTTAACATGTATTAGCGGCATGTTTACAGCCCTGATTGAAGCGGAGTTATTCTTTGGTGAGCACCCTATCAGAGGGACAAAGAGGCTTAAGGAGGAAAAACCAGAAACAGGCTATCTCACACAGGAAGAAATTGCCTTACTGCTTGCAGCACTTGACGGCGACAACAAAAAGATTGCGATTCTTTGCCTGAGTACAGGAGCACGTTGGGGAGAAGCAGCTCGTTTGAAAGCAGAAAATATCATCCATAACCGCGTCACGTTTGTTAAAACGAAAACAAACAAACCACGCACCGTCCCGATCTCAGAGGCTGTTGCCAAAATGATCGCGGATAACAAACGAGGTTTTTTATTCCCTGATGCTGATTACCCTCGCTTCAGACGAACAATGAAAGCAATAAAACCGGATTTGCCAACGGGGCAAGCCACACATGCACTAAGGCACAGCTTTGCCACTCATTTCATGATTAATGGAGGAAGTATTATCACGCTACAACGGATACTAGGTCACACGCGGATTGAGCAAACTATGGTTTACGCTCATTTTGCGCCAGAGTACCTTCAGGACGCCATTTCTCTTAATCCGCTAAGAGGTGGTACTGAAGCCGAGAGTGTCCACACAGTGTCCACAGTAGAGTAACGTTTAAGGGCTTTCAGTGGTAATTTATGCCGCTCAAACCCGCATTGTACCGTTGAAAGCCCCTACTGGTGACACCCTAAATCTCCCTTACACGGGCTTATTTTTTATGCATAAGCCCTATCCCTGGTCACCGTCTTCCATTGACCACATCGATAGAATCTCCCTTCATAGCACGATGCCTTTCACGTAACGGCATCGTGCTCGCACAGGTTCCGGCTAAGCACAACCAGAACGCGCATGTTTGACGCTTACCAAAAAATATTCTCACTCTCCACATTTGAATGTCAGACGAGCGACGCCATGTAATCCTGCACCTTCTGTCTTCAGGTCAACTATCTGCATTTTTTTGCCCTGAGTAACACAGAAATGGGCTGCATCATTTTTT